CGTAATCTATCAACTCTTGGTTTTTCATTTATCTTTCCTTATAGAACTGGCATCGTTTTACAGGACACCAACCACATAACGGTGTAGGGTTTTCTTGCCATACGCCGTTTTCATACGAAAGGCGCAAGCGCTCAAGGTGGGGGTAGAAGTCGCCCCAAAGTTTTTCCTCATCCTTTCTGTGGTACTCGGAGGGGACAAAGTGTTCGTGCATAACAAACAGAAGACCTGCCTTGATATGTACGATTTCAGGGTAGTGTGAAAAGACCATTAACGCCATCAGTTGTAACTGTTTTGGATCAGGGTACTTGTTACTGCCCGTCTTGTAGTCAACGATGAACGCAGTGTCGCCATCCAACACAACCAAGTCAGCAATACCACGTACCCAATGGTCGTTCCATTTAGCCGGCTTGCGATCAAACCCAAGCGCCATGCGTAGCTCGGGATGCTTGACGCCATCCATTTCTATCAGGGGTTGCAGTTGTTTGGAAAAGCGTTCGTAATCAGGCTCAAGAGGCTTGCCCTCTCCAACATAATCTTCTACCGCTTTGTGTACCTGTGTTCCGTAGCGCATCTCTGCGGTAGGAAACTTAGTGTAGTTCTTCAGTACTTTGATTTCCTGATACTGCCGTGGGCAATTTTGATAATCTTTAAGACTGGAATAAGACCATTTGACTTCGTGTGCTTCCATGACTGATTTTCACTTTGTTTGGGAAGCCCAATCATATCGTTTTTCTTTGTAATTTCCAACAGCGTAGTCTTTGATGATCTTGCCATTCGCCTCGTCTCCCACCAACATTGGTTCGACCCATGCCCGCTTTCCAGATTTATATGCTCTCCAGTGACCTCGCCTCCAGTGCTGCCGAGGAGGTGCATGGCTGCCATGAGGTATTGATGGTTCAGGTGGTTTTTTCCCTGTAATTGAAATCAATCGAAACTCAACCAAAGGTGTTTTACCTTTACGTATTTTCTTTTCGTTGATTTGTATTTCTCTTGGCGTTGGCGCAGACATATAAACTTCGCCGTCATGGTATGTCATCATGTAGACAGCCTTCAGAACTTGCCACGTCAACATTTCTATCTCATCCATGAACATCCAACCTACCTGACTAGCGGGGATTAATGGGTTTATTACGATTTGTTTTGAATCAGGGTCTTGCGTAACATATAGACCAATTGAAGCTACTACTGGAATAGCGGGTGGTAATGCATCCGATAAAACAAGATGTATCACAATACCATCACCGTCCTGTTCCACCACAGAAAATTGAAACTGATTAATATACCTATTAGGTATAGAGTTCTGATCTCCCTGTCGTACAGTGCCGCTAATTACGACTATTTTAGGGAATGGTAATTTAATTGTTCCCTCTTCTATAAATATATCAGCAAATCTTTCGGGGGGTTCAAACGATGGCTCAATAATAATTTTTGGGGAGTTTGTCATACCTCCTATAAAACATTCAACAGCGCCACGAATACCTCCAACTTCTTTGATGTTTGATTTCAAAAAATTAAGTTGATGACCTACAGCTTTAAATGTAGTGTCTTTAAAGTCTTTGTTTATAAATGCTTCTCTGACGCTTGATGAAAAAAAGTTTTTACCAAATCTTCCAAAGCAAACTATACTAAATTTGCGATCCAATTGTTCTCTTTTCTTTTCTAAAAGCGATTCCCATTTTTCTCCAGTTGGGTCGCCTGTAAGATGTATTTTATTTTTAAGTGTCGCCATAAGTCGCTCCTACTTTTGTTTCACATGCCACTGGCAAGTTTGTCGCCCAGTCGGGTGGGGTAGACATTACTTGATTGATATACGCTACGGCTTCAGGTACGACGTCCTCTTGCACGACGACCACTGCCGCATCGTGTACTGTTAGAGCTACACGATATTTTTCAGATATGGCGAGCATTTGCTTGCCCACAACAATTCTTGCTAGAGCTTGCACTACGTTCTCTACGACAGCACCGCCCCAAATGGAGATTTCACCCCTACGTGAATCGTAAACAATCTGTGACTTGCCATCTTTGTCTATACGCCTCAAGTTGTTGTAACGTATGCGTAGACCGTTTGGCAAGATGACCCCATCGTTGTCGTAGAACAAACATTTATGTTCACCAAGAGGGATTGGCTTTTTGATCTTCCCATTCATCATGGTGTTGAGCATTCTGTCAGCGTCAGCCCACAACTCAGGTATCTTGTAATTCTTGTCCCGATAAATGCCCACAATGATTTTGCATTCTTCTTCAGTCAGCTTCACGCTTACTGGTTGAGATGTAGACAATGTATGTTGTAGCTTGAACGCCCCTGTGCCATAGCCCAATCCCAAAATACATGTCTTACCTACAAACCGTTCCGTTGCGTCGGCTTTGGTAATTATCCTGTTGTATACGGATGAGGAAAATATAGAGTACACATCTTCACCATCAGCAAACTGTTTGACAACATCCTCCTGCCCTGCCAACCACGCAAGTACCCTAGCCTCAATCTGCGATGAGTCAGAGTTAATTACCATGTAGCCTTCGGGCGGCACGATGGCTTTCTTCAGAGCCTTCTTCTTTACATCCCTACTGGGTAGGTTTTGGAAGTTCACTTTGTCTGTGCCTGACCAGCGCCCAGTGTGTGCGCCGTAATACTTCAGCGGGATAGGTAGCCTGCCTTTGTTCCGTAGTCCTATGCCCATAAACCGTTCAAGTCGATTGGCTTCAAGTGTTGACTTCGTGCCCAGACGTACAGCGCACAGGTGTTGAATAAAAGTATCTTCACTCTCAGTCAGTGCGATGAACCCCTCGTCCTTCTTGGCAAGGGCTGGTACTTCTTTCTTTTGCCTCTCGCTCATCTTCATCGGTACAGGCACACCAAACTTCTCTAGCACCTTGGCAAACTTGGGATTGCTTGACAACTTCTCACGTACCTCTTCCTCTGTAGCGCATTCAAGGTCGATCATCAGTGAAGCAAGCAACTCTGATTTCTCTTTGTTCAAATCGTCAAATCGCTCTTTCAGGGTATCCTGATCCACATACAGCATTGGGTCAGTGAACATACGCACCGTCATATCTATTAACTTCAACTCATCAGGGTCAAAGCTAGGCATCATCATCAAGAACAACTTGTATGTCAGGCGCACATCGTTTCTGCAATACTCACCGTACAACGCAAGCTCTTCTTCTGTAAAGTCTAGGCGTGTCTTGTTGATTGCTTTGACAACCTCATCGCCCTTCTCCCCAATCTCATAACGCTTTGTAAGTGCGGCGAGTGAGCCCCCAGCATCCACGCCATGTATTGCTCTTGCCATTGACAATGTATCCAACAGCGCCATCGGCTTGATATTGAAAATCCAACTTAGGATAGCGCCATCAAACAGCGTGTTGTGTGCCAAGACAGCACTACCCCTCCAGTTAAATTGTTTTAGAGATTTGCGTAGCTGTTCACGCGTCCCTGAAAACCAAACTGGGTCTCCATCGTCCACTTGAACCGCCACACCAATCACCTCAAACCTAGGGTCTCGCACGTACTCTTCAGTCGTCTGCTTTTTAAACCCTAGGTCTGTGTCGGTGTAGTAAGTCTCAAAATCAATTGTTATTAGGGACATTGTTTGTTATTTCTCGACGTAGATACCAAATGGCTTTCGCCAAGTCTTGTGCCTTGCTTCCCTTATGGTCTGCTCGGGTGATGTACTTTATTGCATTGCCTAAGTTATAGTTCAACCCCTTGGCTTCAATAAAGTCTATTGTCTCAATGCCTCCTACTTTGTAGTGCGATGGTTGATTCACTGGGTCATGCGCCTTGTCAATGTCAACGCCAAAATGCCTTTCTAAAATATTGGGTAACTTGACTCTCGGGGTTAACGCAGTTTGTGGCAGTTCTTTCTTCTTCAAGAGCTCCTTGCCTACCTTACGCATGTTGTGACGAATCACATATACATGTTGTTTTGTTGTATTAAACTTAATTGCAATGTCTTCCGCTTTTGATTCAGGGTTGACTGAAATGTAATTACGGATTCTTGATGCGGTTGAAATTTTCTTTGCCATTTGCTTCTCTCCAGTTGTTTAAGAATTGTTTATCTCTACTATCTTGTAAAAGTTTTCTAATCCATTTACTCCCTCCTAGTTTTGTGTACTCCTCGTATTCACTTTGTGTTACACGTATACCAATCGCTTTGCCACTTTTGGTCAACTCACTCTTTGGTCTCGGCATCTTTTCTCATCCTTACAATTGAATCTTGAAAACGATATTCACAACTGTGTTGGTCGCCAGCTTGTTTAGTTAAGAACACCAGCTTGCACTCGGTGCAGTACCACGCTGACCCTTGTGCAACGACAGTCGTCTTGTCTTGATGTATCCCTTTGGTTCTCCCAAAGAATGTGCGTATCTTCTCAATCATGCGTCATCCTCTGCGTGTTCAAACAGACGTTGTTTCAGCCGTTCAATTCGGCGATTGTTGTATTTGATTGCTTCATCCGCATACTCAGCGGCAGTCTCAGCTTCCAACTTACGCAAGTGCGCCTGTCGTAGCTCTACTTTAATCACTTCGGAGATAGTCCTTGCTCTGAGAATATCCTTGATGTATTTGATTGTGATTTCTCGGAAGTTCATGTGTTCTTCTCCTTGAGCTTTTCTTCAATAGCAACGGCGAAAAGACCCCACATTTGGATTTTTCTGTCCTTTTCGGCATAGATTTCGCCAAGCACTTCAATCTCTTCAACCGTCAAACCTACCCATTTGCGCTTGGCCTTCCACTCATCCCACTCCTTCATCTTTTCATCGTTCAATAGCTGTGCAAATCGGCATATCTCAGGGG